TTTGCTGAAAGACGAACCTAGTGCAGAAGGAACTGTTCCTATTGGCGGAGAAGCTTATGGAGGACCAGCCTTTAACTACCAAGACTATCAACCTACTAATTTAACTCCTGCATTAATGCCAGGAGTGGGGTATGCAAATATGGGCCCTCCACCTCCAGATGTTCGTATTCCAGAAGTTCCAGGAATGATGCACGGTGGTGATGTACGACCAGGGGATATTACTTTTGCGAAACTAGAGCCAGGGGAATTTGTTATTCAAAAACCTGCGGTGGACGCTGTTGGCATTGAAACACTAGAACAAATTAACAACATGGGTAACGGAGGCTCTTATTATGGCTAGTTACGCCGATCCATCAACAGTTGCTCAATATGACGAGCCTTATGCAGGAGCAATGCGTCGTGGGTATTTAGAATCCGCAGCGGCTATGGCGAAACAGCCTACGCCGATTCCGGTCAGACAATATGCAGGGCTTGATCCTTATGAAATGCAGGCAAGGTCTCTTGCTGGGGGTCTTGGAGGCTTTACGCCTTATATACAACAAGGCGGTAATATGATGCAAGGCGGTTATGGCGCTCAACAACAAGGCGTTGGTGCATTGCCTATGGCCCAACAATTTTATGGACAAGGTGCGGGTCTTGTAGGACAAGGTACGGGTATGTATGGACAAGCAGCAGGGATGACAGGTCGAGCCGCTGATATGTTTGCACCAGGAGCGGCACAACAGTTTTATAACCCCTATGAAGATCAAGTGGTTCAATCAACCATAGACCAAATGAACCAACAAAACGCCCAACAAGGGCAGTCTGACAGAGCCCGTGCAGTTTCGTCTGGCGCTTTTGGCGGTTCTCGTGGAAGATTAATGGAACAAGAAAGAGAAAAAGCCTTCGGCCGTGGAATGACTCAAGCGGTTGGTGGTTTAAGACAACAAGGATATCAACAAGCACAACAAGCAGCACAACAAGCGGGTCAAGGACTAGGTACATTGGGATCCAATATTGGACAATTTGGTCAAGGACTTGGAGCGCTTGGCGGGCAACTTGGAAACTTCGGACAAGGCATTACCAGTATGGCTGGACAATATGGCAACCTTGGACAAGGCATGGGTCAAATGGGAACTAACATGGCCAATCTAGGAATGACCGGACAACGAGGACTAGCAAATCAAATAAACGCTTTTGACAAATTTGGACAAGCAGGACGTGGCATACAAAATCAAATGTATGGCTCTCAATACGACGCTGCAAACAGAATGGCACAAGAACCTATGAACCGAATGACCAATTGGAAAAGTTTGATGAGTGGTATGCTGCCACGAGGGTCCAGCACTACTTTTGGCACTCAAGCTGGCGGTGGTGTGTTTGATCTAATGCGAATGTTTGGAATGATGGGCTGATGGACTGGAAGAAAAGAAACATGTTTTCTTCCGCCGTTGATATGCAAAGAGGCGGAGCTGTACCGTGGCCTGGTTATCTCTATGGCGGCTTGACCGGCGATCCAATAATGCCGACACAGTTGTTTGAAGAAGGCGATCAAGACATCAACATGGCTCTTAATAACTTGGCGAGCACGACCAACCCTTCCCTAGAGCAGATTAAAGACACAGAAATGCCCATGGTCCAAGATGAAATGGCGATGGACCAAGGACCTACGAGCTTTGAAGATGCCTTGGGGATGCTTAAACAAGAGTTCTACGACCAAATAGGAAGCTTTGTTACTAAAACCAAAGACATGGCACAAATAGAAAAGTATCTAAAAGGCATAAGTGTCGCTTATTCAAACGCGCTTGATAAACTTAAAAGAGAGTTTGACATTACCGAAGTACACCCAGACGAAGAGCTTTTAACCCCTGATTTTGTTGCTGAAATTCAAAACATGGTAACTGCCCCTGAAATGCAGTTAGGCGGGCTAGTTAAAACCAAAGCCGATCTTGAAAAATACGGTATTCCTTTTCCTTGGGAAGCCTGGGAACTTATGTCCTCCGAAGAAAAAGACAATGCTATGAAAATGAGTTTGGCTGCACGGGCAGGTGGCACAGCTGCTGACGCAGGAGTAGACAACACTGCCATGATGACAAGAGTCAATGAAATCATTAATGAGCGAAAAAAACTGGCAAAGCAAGCTTATGCTCCCCCAACTAAGCAGGGAGGAATTTTAGGTTTTGCTACACAATACAACGCCAGCAAAGCCGCACAAGCCGGAGCCATGGACAAAGCTCTGTCTGACGAGCTTGATGTAATTCAATACGGACAAAACAGATACGGCACCAGAGGCACAGGGAAAGATTCCAAATGGACAGCGGCACTGCAAGAGGGCATTTTTGACCAAGAAGATGCTATCCTTGATCCAGAAAAAATATACAAACAAGCCGTAGACGCCGCAGGAAAAGGAATGGCTTCGGACCCATCTACTTATGTTCCTGTTCATTTAGCCCAAGGCGGTCATCAAGGCCTTGTTGAAGAGGTTGATGCTAGCCTTGCTACGGTAAAAAACTTAGACGGACGTCCTATTAACTTTTCTGATTTTGTTAGTATGAAGAGAATGGAGGCAATAAACGCTGGTCAAGAATGGGATCCTTTGTCTAATTCCCGTATTATTGTTGCGGAATTTCTTAATTTGCCGAATGATGAAGGGTAATAAACCATGCCTTACACTGAAGAGCAACTAAGGCGAATAGAGGAATACGAAGCCAAACAAGCGCTGCAACAAGTTATCCCCGAAGAAGAAACTGACTCTGATGAAGAAAAAGGGTTTGGAGAGATTTTCTCAAAAAGCTGGTTAAAAGGTCGTACAGGAAGACAAATTTCATTTGGTCAAACAGCCTTGTACAGAGCTGAAGCACGCGGAGACGAAGAGGCAGTCGCTGAAAAAGAAAAAACCATTGAAGAAAAAAGAGCTATCGCGGAAGAAGAGATTTATAGGGCTAGGTACGGCGAAGAAGGTGTTGAGCAGTTTAAAAACCTAACAGACCCTAAATGGTGGGCAGCAACCATAGGTGAAGCTGTTCCAGGGTCGGTTCCTTTTCTAGCAGGAGCTGCGGCAGGGGGAACTGCTGGAATGTATTTTGGTCCTTATGGCGCGATTGTTGGTGCCATGTTAGGCGGTGGTGGGGCTGTTTTTGCTCAAGAGTTTGGTAATGCTTACTACGAATATTTAGAAAAAACCCCGGACGATAAAGAAGGGGCAGAAAACTACGCGCTTAAAAAATCAGGTCTCAGCGGCATTATCAACGCTGCAACCGTTCCTTTGGCCTTGGTCGGAAGAGCAGTAGAGCCTTTAAAAAGATCCATTATTCAAGCCATGCTTCAAGCCGGAGCAGAAACAGGTGACACTGTTACAGGAAACCTTTTGGTTAAAGAATACATTGATCCCAACATGGACCCTACGACGGGAGTAGCTAGAGGAATTGCTGGAGAACTTGCTTTTGAGGCTCCTGCCTTAGCTTCAGGTGTTCGAGGACGACACAGCAGAGCTACGAGCAAACAAGAAAGGGAAGAAGCCAGAAAAAACTGGGAAGAAAAATCAGAAGAAATTTTAAATATGGCTGCCGATTCTCAGCTCTTGGATGTGATTATGAAAGAAAAGCATCTTGAGCTTATGTCAAGAAACGTTGACGAAGAAATAGAACAAATAGCAGACGAGCTTCCTATTATAAGAAAACGACTAGAGCAAGAAATAAAAGAAAAGGACTACACCGGTATAAACACTGACGCTCTTAAAAAAATAGCAGAAGTAATTGATGTCACTGTTTTACCAGGAGACAACGCGGAAGCTATGTTTAATAAGGTCAAAGAAAAATACATAACCGATGCTCAGCAAGAAATAGCCTTTGCAGAAATGCAGGGAGATTTATTAAGTGAGCTTACGTTTGAAGACAGGTTCAATCAACAGTCAAAAATATTTGACGAAATGTCAGGGCAAGACCTGTTTGACTATGTACAAAAAGAGTTTGAAGGAGCGACCCCAGAAAAAACCTGGGACAACTTCATATACTGGGCGGAAAAGCAAGGAGACTACAGCTTTTTGCCTCCGGCTTTTGAGTCCGAGATGTATAACAATCCAGAGATGACTGGACAATGGGGACAAGCGAGAAAGGCCTTAGCTTACACGTCTGCGGGACTGCTTCACAGAGAAGCAACCAGCGGACCTATTTGGTCTTCCTTAGAAGGAAGAGGCGGATACAGAAACTACATTGAAAATCTTTCGTCCAAGTACACCAAAGACGAACTACAAAGAGCGGTTGAAGATTTGCTTGGAAAAAGTATTGGATTACGAGGAAGACCTGGAAGTATTAAGGCAGCGTATAACACTAAGTCAGGATTAGCCTCTGTGCTTGCTGGCAGAATGATGGTTTTGGAAAACCAAAGGTTAAAAAAAGAAAAGGTTATTCGACCTGAAGTAGTTAATGTACAACCTACAGAAAAAATAGCTGGAGAAGAACAAAAAGGAATTAAAATTACCCCACACACGCTCCGAGAAATTTCCGAACAGGGAAACGCGTATGGTGCAGCAGCCACTCTTTACAACATAGACGGCACAGAAAAAGGGACTATTTATTTTCAACGAGAATTGTTAGAAGACAAAGACTTTGACAACCTTGTGTCAAGAGCAATCTTTGACAAAGAGCAGCCTTTGTCTGATGCGGAGATAGCGGCGGTGGGAAAACTAGGAAGATTGGTAGCAACCAAAGCAGGAAAAGGAGTAACTCAACAAGAGTTTTCGTCCTATGAAGGCAAAACAATTGAGGAACTTGTAATAGATCCTCTGACAAAAATAGCTGATATTGAATTAACGAGTTTGCGTCTTGTGGGAAGCACAAGACCCGCTGACCAAAGAGGGTTTTTAACATCGGGCAAAGGTTGGATTTCTTCTTTATTTAGACCTATGGGAAAAATGGGTTTAGTGTCTACCACAAAACAAAAAGCCACAGAAGCTCGTTTAAGGCTACACGACCAAGTAGCTAAAGAAATAGCTTCAGATGTAGAGGTAGCAATTATAAAAGCAGCGATCGAAGCGGTTCCTAAAACATTTGGGGTGTTTAAAAATAAAAAATACCTGCAAGAAGAACAAAGAATACGCAACCTAGTTCGCTCTTTTCTTAAAAAAACAGGAACGTATGTAGAGCTGTCCAAAGAAGAAAAGTATGCTGTTCAAAAAGAAATAGAAAGACTTGAAGCAGCAAGAAGCACGGCAGTAGTTGCCAATGAACAAGAGGCTACGGAATACGAACAAGGAATAAGGGATCTTCGTGATCTTGCATCGGGCAGTGTCGCAACCACTACAGCAGCGAAAGATTTACCTACAAAACAACTTAGAAATGCGGCCATAAAAGCACGGAAAGGAATTGACGCATTGACCACTAGAATTTTAAACGAGTTCCCAAAAGAAATGCTGGGAGATAAAGACGGTGAAATAGGGCTCACAAGACAGGTTTTAGAGGAGCAGCTAGATTCTTACGCCGTTACTTCTTTTGCAATGTTTGAGCCTAAACTAGGTTTTAATCCTAAGTTTAGTAAAACATTTCTTCGTTCCCCAACCGCTCAAAGACTGTATGAAGCGGCTGTTATTGCTGTAAATGAAATGAACTCAGGTGATCCTAATTGGAAACCAGAAGATGCGTTCGGTGTTGTAGACGATATTGTAAACCAGACATATTTTAGTTCGGCCGCTGACACAGCAACGCTACCAGGGGTTTTAAGGGTTAGAGACGCTGCTCAAACGGGTAAGCTTCCATCTGGACCAAAACTTTTGCAAGAACGGTTTAAAATTCCTTTTGCTATTAGACGCCTCATGGGAGAGATAACTGATCCCAAACTTATGGTTGCTTCGTCTTTTTCTCGTATTGCCAAACTTATTGAGACACAAAACTTCTACAGAGACCTTTTACGGATAAACAACATGCCTGGAGAAATGATGTTTTCTCAAAATAAAGTAGGGCCCTTTAATACTCAAATAAACCCCTTAGACGAGTTTAATCCTTTAAAAGGACTTTGGACAACCAAAGACATAGCAGGAGAGCTTGGTATTTCTACACTTCCAGAATCGCATAGGTGGAACGCTGCTGTTACTCTTTATGAAAACACTTTTTTAAGGGCTAAGGGAGGTGTTCAGGCTGGAATGATTGTTCTGAGTCCAGGCACGCAAAGCAGGAACGCGTTTGGAGCGGCTCTTATGTACACCGCGGGAGGGCATTTGTACCAAGGAAGTTGGACAGACAGTATTAACATTATTAGAGAAGAGCTCTTTCCTGGGCTTTCATATAACCAAGATGGAAGTATTAAAGGCGACCAAGAGACGGCTCGTAAAAACATGAGAACAGCCAGACTACTTGGTATATCAAATACCAGTGCAACCTTAAACGATGCTTTTGGTATTTTTAATGAAATGAGCAGCGGTAAGTACAATACCACTGAAAAAATCACGCACGGACTTTATGCGTTAAAACACTTGAACACAGAAACTCCTTTTACTACGGCCATGACTTTACCGGGTTTTGTTATTGATAAAACTGTGGGGAAGGTTTGGAGAACCCTAAAAGGAACTTACGCAGCGGTTGATGATTTCTTTAAACTAATGACATGGGGCGCAAATAAAATAGAAATAAGAAAATCTTTAGACCGATTATCAGACGCTGCTGTGGCTAATGGAAGTCCGCCTCTGTCCGATGAAACTAAACTTAAAATTTTACGCGACTATTCAAGCACCTTAACAACAAACATAGGAACATATCGTTCAAATGCGGCGGTCCTGTACAGAAACGTAACTGATTTAGACGGCTACATAGACCATTTATCAGCACACATTACAAGAAACACTATACCAAACTACGATTATGTAGGAGCATTTGCTAGATTTTGGCGCCAACTTCCGTTAGGTAATTTTATTGCTTTTCCAACGGAAATGACACGAGTGACCGGAAATTTGGTTCAAATGCAGTATAAAGATGCGACATATAGTATTCCAGAAGAGTTAATGCTAGAGGCAGGTCTTCCTCCTGAGCAGGTTGTCTGGAACGCAAAGAAAAATGCGGAAGGCGAATGGGTGCCTACGAAGCCTTATATTAAACAAATAGCCCAGAGACCCTTTAATCGTAAAGCAATGAAACGTTTATTGATTGGAGGAGGCACTATAGTTGGTCTTCCTGCTGCTTTCGTTGCAATGACGCAGATGATGTATGATGTCGATGATGAGGACTTAGAGGCTGCCGATGAAATTGGTGCAGAATATTCTAAAAACTCTACCAGGGCTCCAACAAGTCCTGTAAGAGACGATGGAAGCGGTTTTAGCTTTATTTTGCTGGATTATTTGGCTCCTTTTATGTTTTTACAAAGATCATACAACGCTGTTGAATCAAACATAAAAGACCGAGAAGAAGAAGGGGCAGCTCTTCCACGAGCGGTTATGAAAGGCTTGTGGGAAGGCGTTGTGCAGTTTGCAGAGGATTATTATCAAATCTCTATTGCTGCCCAAATATCAAAAGAGCTGTTTGAAAATGAAACGCCAACAAACAAACAAATCTATAACCCTGCGGATAATTTAGGAGAAAAGCTTAGCGTTGGTCTTAAATACGCTTTAGATAACGCAGGACCAGGGGGCTACAGACAAGTAAGGGATCTGTATAAGGCTGTTTCAGAAGGAGACGACAGGTTCACCAAAAGTGGTAAAATGGTTGAAGTGGTTGCTTCTGCGATGAAACTGGCTGGAATGACACAAGGCGAAGCCTCTCCTGATTTTAGTTTAGGTTTTTATATGCAGAAAGTAAAAGACCTTCATGCAGATACGGTTGCTTATAATATGAATCCTGTGCGTTGGGACAAAAGAAAAATAACTGAAGGATATATTTTAGATCAGTGGCAAGACTCACAAGAAGCATGGTTTTTAATACAACAAGATATTTATATGAAAATACAGGCTTTCAAAAAACTAAAGGTTTCCCCCAAAGAATACAGAGAACAAACAGCTCGTTTAGGACAAATTGCTGGGGTTGATGCAAGTATTATAAGAAACATTGAGAAAGGTGTTTTCACGCCGTGGACCCTTCCTCCCACTTTTCAAAGAGATTTTATAAAAGCTAAAAGGGAATATGGTTTGGAAAGAACGTGGCCCAGGGCAGAACTAAGTACAAGACACCGACAGCTCAAAGCAGCAAAAATCAGTCTTCTTGGGAACCCTTATCTTCCGATTCCTTGGGAAGAAGACTAAACTTTTCTACACGTTCCATCCAGGCATCGGCAGCTCGTTTAAATTCGTCCCCTTCTAAAACAAACTCCTGGTAAAGACAGTCCACTGAGCACATCATAATCACACCTTTTTCAATGTCCGTGCCGTACAGCTCGTTGTGTGCCAAAGAATATGCAGCAAGTTGTTGAAAATAGTCCCACACCCACTGTCTGCGTTTTGGTCTGTTGGTTTGTTTAAAATCTATGATAGCTAGTTCATCGTCATGCACGCCAATAACGTCTGTTTTACCAGCATATTTATCGGGATAATATAAAGACACTTCACAACCATATACCTGTGAGATATTAGGAAACCCTTGGTCCATGATCGTAGCAGCCATTTTCAAAGCTCTTTTCTGTTGTGCGTTCTCAGGCTTGTATTCCCAAATTTCCCCATTGACAATCTGTTTCTCCAGAATGTCGTGCATATAGGTTCCTCTGGTCGCGGCTTCACTGCGGATACGTTCTGCTTCCTCTTCTCCAACTCTTTCTATCCACTTTTTCAAGAAGTCTCCTTCTTTAGTACCGGATAAAATAGTGGTTACGGAAGGCAGCTTCTCTCCATTACAATCGTAGAACCTTGCCCCTTTCCTGTCTTCACTAGAAAACACGCCATACTCGTACGGCGACTCATAAATTATTTTATGCTTCACTGTTTCGGTACGTCAACCAAACGCCCAGTGTCCAGGTCTTCTTTTAACCTTTTCACAGCGAAAGCGAAGACATTACTGGTCGGTCTTTCCGTTTTTTCCCCAATATCTGACGCTAAATCAACGATTTCTCTGCGTATTGCTACGCTTTTCCACTTCTTTGTGTCCATTTTAACTCCTGCAAATTGCATTATACATTATATTTTAGGATATATCCTAGTTTTTAGCGACCATAGAGTCGCCCCAAGTTTTTCCAACTTCGGCATCAACCTTGTTTGGAACATCCAAAGGCACCGCTTCTTCCATGATTTTACAAATGCTCTCTACATCCTTTTTATCGTCTATAGAAAACACCAGTTCATCGTGTACTTGCAACAAAGGGGGGAACCCTTCTCGGTAACAATGAACCATAGACTGCTTGGTCATGTCAGCAGCCGAGCCTTGAATTAGTTTATTAAGCGCTTTGTAAACAAACGCCCTTTTAATTTCTCCGTTGTACTCATGTACAGCTTCTTTATATTTTAGTGGTTTTCCTGTGCCATATTTTAGTGGTTCCCACATATCAAAATGACAGCGCCTGCCTAAAATAGTTTTAATATACCCTTTCTGGTTTGCACTTCTCATTACTGAGTCTGCCAACTGTCTAACAAAAGGTGCATAGGTATTAAATTTTTGTCGAATATCAGAGGCTTCAGGAACACCGACCCCTAACTGATCGGCAAGCTTTCCTTTGCCCATACCATACATAATACCAAGACCAATAGTTTTAGCTGTCTTTCGATCAATGCCTACTAGGTTTGCAACCTCTTGATGAAAGTCTGCGTCTCCATTTATATACGCATCAGCAACTGTTTCTGCACCATCATAACGAGAACGACTAGCATAATGAGTTAGTATCCTGGGCTCTTGCTGTGAAAAATCTGCTGAGCACCATTTCTGTCCCTCTTCTGGCAAGAACAAAGAACGAATAAGTGGTCCAATCTCTTTATTACGAGCCGGGACTTGCTGTAAATTAGGGTTACTCATTGAAAGTCTCCCGGTTACTGTTCCTCCTGACTCTCCTTTGAGCTGTCTTATTTCAGCGTGTATCCTCCCGTTGTGTTCATGCTTCAATATAGAGTCGATAAAGGTGCTGTGCGTTTTGTTTATTTCTCTGGCCTCTCTTATTAGCTGTGCTACTGGATGCGAATGGTTTTCCAAAAAAGCTTTAGTGAAGCTTGGCAGTCCTGTAGCCGTTCTTAAATAAGACAACTTCAAAGCATCAAAGACTTTAGACAAAGAATTGGCAGCCCAAAGCTGTACTTCTTTAACGCCAGCCTCTTTCATTATTTCTCTTACTACTTTCTTTTCTCTAGCGATTAGTTTTTTCTTTAATACTTCTGCTCTCTCGACATCTACTCGGACTCCTCTTTGTTTCATGTCTAATATAATTGGTAAAACATTCATCTCTAATTCAAAAATGTTCCAAAGGTTCTGCTCCTCTAAAAGCGTTTTAAACCGGTTCCAAAGCTTTAGAGTGAGTGCCGCGTCCTGGGTGGCATAAGTACCAACATAAGCTGAAGGCAGTCTCCACATCTCTGCTTTTGGATCCAGTCCCCATTCTTCCGCTGCTTGTATTAGCTCTCCTTCTGTCTTACCTTCATTGACATATTGTCTTCCTAAAGCATTGAGGGAATACCAAAACTGGTTTTCATCGATTAAAGGAGCGACTACCATGGTGTCAATAATTCTTCCTTGAACTGTGATGCCTTCATTTTTTAGCCAGCCCACATCATAACTAGCATTATGAAACACCTTGTCTTGTTGTTCAGACACGACATCTCGCACAAAATCCAGCACTCGTTTTTTAGGAAAGTTAAACCCGGATTCGTGGGCAAAAGGAAAATAATCAGCAAAACCTTCGCAAGCAATAGACACCCCAACAACTTCTCCATCGCCTCTAATATATCCTGGGCCTAAAGATTTTAAATTTGGGTCCCTGGTTTCAAGGTCGATAGCTATTTCTTCAGCATCTTTTAATAATTGGGTTGGAAAAGTATCTGGTGGTGTCCACTCTGTGGGTGGTTTGTATACAAAACTCATATAATGTACCTGTAGTAATCGTCCTGGGCTTTTATAAAATACAAATTCTCAATGGTGCGAGTAACTGCAACATAAAACTGTCTGTGAAGCCCATCTGGTTGTAATATTGAAGAACGTTTTTGTGCTTTAGATAAGTCTAAATACACTGCAACATTCTCCGCTTCTCCGCCCTTTGCCTGATGAATAGTTGATATGACAATTCGCGGTTCTCCGTGCAAGTCTTCATTATTTTTTATTGCTTTTTCTATAAACGATCTTCTTTCTACATCAATACTTTTATCAAACAGTTCTTTCCATGTTTTATCTATTATTTCTTCTTTTAGGCCATAATTATCCATTGCTTCTTGCAAGCTTATCTTTTGTCCTTTGTCTGGTTCTTGTGCAACCCTGCTTATAAAGCCTCGTTTGACTCCTTGTTTCCCCAAATGAAAATATAAATCGTCTAGCTCAGACAGAGTGATGTCTTCCGTTTTTATCTTTTCCCAAGTGTCTATAGCTGACATCATTCTAGCAGGAATATAACGATATTGGTTGTGTACAAAAGGGTACCCATTGTCCACCAAAAACTTTCGGATGTTATAGCCTTTGGAGGTGTCGGTAAGCATGTAATCACAAGAAGCCATAATCAACCACTCTCCTTTGTCCAGTGGCAGTGTTTCAACAGAACTAACATTATTAACGGTTCCTGGCTCTTGTCTTGGTTTATATTCTTTTGGCTCTCGACAAAGAATCCTTTCTGAAATTTTTTGTGCAATTGGATGCACACTGCTGGGGATGCGATAAGATTGGTCCAGGACAATCTTCTCTCCTTTGTATTCAACAAACCTTTGTGGCCTTGCACCGTTCCACTCATAAATAGCCTGGTCATCGTCTCCCGCTATAAAAGTTTTTTCAGTTACTGCTGCTAGCTTATCAACTAGTCTCCAGTTTATTTCTGCCAAGTCTTGTGCTTCGTCCACAATTAAAAGATCAAGCGGTGGAGCTGTTCCGTCTTCCAAAAAACTAACGATCATATCGGCAAAAGAATAGATGACCGGGGTTCTTGTTAAGCGAAACACTTCCCAAGATTCAGCTAAAGGCTCTAACAAATGATTGACCACTCCTTTTCTTTGCTCAACGTCCAGGGACAAGCGCTCATCTTTCAAAGAACGACAATTAGTTTTCGCTCTTTCTATGATCTCGAAATAAGGATCTTGGACCACGGACCTAATAGCCCTTGCATTATTAGGGTACTTCTTTGTTAAATTAAACTGATACTCTTCCAAGAAATCAAAAACATCTCTACCACCAACCACATGAGATATTCCCATGTTTCTTTTACAAAAAGCATGGCTTGTACAAAAATAAGGCATTTCTTCAAAAGCTAATCCAAAACGAGCGTGTGCTCTGTTCTTTCCTTCGTTCGCTGCTTTAACAGAGAAAGAAATAAAAGCGATTCTTTCTGGTTGTGTTCCTTTGTCTATGTGCTCTTCTATAATATTAAGAAGAGTTGTTGTTTTGCCTGTACCTGGAGGACCATAATATTTTGTTATTCCCATGGTTTTTCCTCCGTTGGCACTCTAAACTCTTCTGGGGAAATGCTGTCCTCGTCTATTTCTTTTACATCCATGACCCATACTTTTTTGTTTCCTACTGATTTATCAATCCATTTGGAAGAGTTAACAGCCCCCACTTCTTTTAGTCGGGTAAACACTTCTGCTTCTTTTATGTTTCTCATCTTTTTAAACTCTTGTATAAACACAACCAAATCTCGTCCAGTAAACCACCACTCTTTTTTTCCTTCTTCTTCGTGCCTATAAACTCCTGCTGATACAACAGCTAATCTTGAAGCTGACTCTGAAAGTCTACAAAACTCTAGTATTGCTTCGTTTAGAACACCCTTCTTGGTCATGTCTGATGGAACATCTACAATCTGTACTTCTTGTAGCCATTTATTAAGCTGTGCTACCCAATCTGATTTTTTCTTGTCAGGTGGACAGGCGTTTAAAACTTCCATACATTTTTGTTGGTATAAAGAAAAGTTGTGTAGTTGTTTGGTTTCTAAAACAATAGTTTTTCCATCAACGTCCAAGTGCCAAAGAGGTGGGTCCGTCATATATTTTCTCAGGCCTCCATAAACGGGTTCTCTTTGTGACGCATCAATGCCATGTCTTTTGGTTATACAAATACCGCTTTGACAAAAATTAACCAGAGGCGCCTTCTTGCACTGGTATCTGTATTCTGTTTTTTCTAGGCTTTGAATAATTGTATTAAGTTCGCTATGAGACAAAGGTCTTGTGCAAGCTGTTTTATTAACCTCTTGTAGTTTATCTTTCCACTCTTCTCCTTCTGGAAAAACCTTTCTAAGAAACACGCCGTAGTTTAATAGAGCGTTGTTTCTCGTACCTTCTGGGACACCATTAAGTTTCATGTGCACCAGGCAAGGGGGCGCCTCGTCCCACAAGCCGTTTCCGTTTAGTTGCTTTTTCCGGCCTTTGCGTACTGGAACAAAAGCATCTAATTCTTCTTCGCTAACTGCTCTTCTTTTAACAATTCTAATAAACTCTTCTGGTCCGGCAGCGTTTCCTTTTGCATTGAGGGCATACCGAGTAGTGTCCTCTCCAGCAAAATAAGGCATATTAAGCCAGTTTCCGGTTTGCTTTTCTTGTGGCAACTGCTTAGACCATTCGTATTGTTTGGGAAAGATTTCGTCTCCTGTTCTTCCCATTGAGGCGGCTATTTCTTCTAGTTTGTTTTGGAGTTTAAAAGCTGCTATGGGCTTTTTAGTAAATAGAAAAAGATGTACCCCACCTGATTTTGTCATACAAGGCACAAGGGGCAGTTTCATGTCCCTGATTGTTTTTAAGATTTCCTTTGTGTTAATTGGGTATTCATCAACGTCGATACATCCCCAAGAACAAGTCTCGTTATCAGTTAAGGGGACAACTCCCAAAGATAGATTACCCGCCAAGTGATGTTTCCATAGCTCAATAGTTAATGGTTCGTGTAATGTTCTGCCTCTACCTTCTTTTTTAATTCCCTTTTCTGTGTTCTTTTGTTTTCCGGTTATTTCATAGATTCCATGTGCTCTTTCTAAACCGGAGAAAATCTGCATAAGCTTTTCCGCTGTATTTTCCACTCATCTCCTTCAGTTGTAACGCCCCTTCCCTGAGCCCCCGCAAAGGAAAGGAGCGCCGTTTACTTAGTCGTCTTCCCAATCTTTTTTAGATTGTTCTAACGCAGGTTTGCTACCTTTACTCTGTCCACTCAATTGGTCCATTCCGCCCTTGGCAACGAATTTAGAAAACTCTTCAGCTTCACTGAAAAGATCTTTTTCGTCTTCCTTGAGCATCCGCTCCTGTGTAATACTGTAGCTATACCATGTACCACGATCATTGGACTCGACTTGGGTGTTCAAACGATACCAGTGAGAGTATGCAGGAGGAGTAAACATCCCCTTGACACCCTTTAGTTTCGTTCCTTGGATCATTGTGTTCCAAGCACGAGAGTGTTTTAGTTGCGATCCTGTCATATTGATAACACACTTTTGGGGTGCCTCATCAACGAGCGCGTAGCCATAATGGTTGGCTGTCACTGTCAGTTGGGTTTCCCCTCCTGGAGTGATTAGTCTTCCTTGGCCATCGCGTTGGCACCGATTCAAAAGATCAGAGTCTGCGGGATGCACAGCTTTTATGCCTCCACCTTTCTCACGCAACCCCCACTCAACTAGAGTTTTGGTGTAGTAAGCTGGTAGAAACAGGAGACCTTCATCGCCATTAAAGATGACGTTGGTTCCACTGTAATACAAATCGCCTTCTTCCGCGTCTGGATTATAGTCACTAGACGTTTTTTGTCTCTGTGGAGACAATGCCTGGACTATACTCAAACGTGGTGTGCGAAGGTCTTCTGTGCCCACATCTCCGAAACCTTTTTCTTCGATGTTTTCAAATAGGGATGTTATAGATTTCCCATTACCTTTTTTCGTTGCCATATTCTTTCCTCTTTATTCGTTCAACGGTTTATTTTTGTGCGTTTGCCTGTGTACACAGAGAATTTCTTCTGTATGTCCACATCAAACGATGAATTACCCGACTCGATCATTTCTCTTACAAATGCTCGAAGGGTGCTTGGATGAACAGCTTGTTTCGTTTCCGGCAAGTAGCCTTGTTTCGCAAGCAGTTCTACCAATCTCGAAGCGTCCGCATCTTCGCCTTGACCAAAAGAAACGGTTAGGGTGTTCTTTATAATGTCCCCGTGTCCGTTATCTCTTAACCAATCGTGCGCTGCCTCCAGGTTGGCGGCAGTAATGCGTGCACTATAAAATGGATCCGCTGAAATTCGTGAGCCGTCGCTAAGTTTTAGATCAGCAACGCCGAGTTCAGCTAATTTATCTGGAATAGTTTGTTCAGAAAGTTCTTTATGCTGAGATTTAACTTTTCTCAGCCGCTCTTCTGTGTTTCCTATTTCTCCCTCTAGGACCAGTAGGTCGTGACACAACTTACTTAGACTTTTTATAGCAGATTCGTCCATGTCCTCAACTGCTTTTTTGATGTTTTCTTCAAACATTTCGTTTATCTTCATTTTTTCTTCCCCTTATTTATAGGTGTTACGTTATCCGGTACTCGTTCTTTCTTTTTTTTATAGTTTATTTCAAAATCTGGTATGAAAAAAATTAGTCCTTCGTTATTTACTTCGACAATTTCAACTTTTCCTTCCGGTACGTCTAAGTCTTTGTAAACGTACCTCAAAGTTTCGTCTAAACTAGCAAAAGGGCCTAAAGACTCTCCGTTTTTTTCAAAAGGAGCAAAATTTATAAACCAGCGATTTTTCCTGTCACTACAGATTTCTAATTTTACTGTTGTTCTTCGTCCCTTATTCATAGCTTGCACTAATCATATACTATATGTAGAATAGATTGCAAGAAATATTTTAAGAAAGAACAAAGGATATGAAAAGAATGGATATAAGAACGTACAACTATAAAACCGAGCCTTACGAACACCAGACCGAAACTCTTGCCAGGAGTGCTCACAAAAACCTCTATGCACTTTTCCTTGAAATGGGACTCGGTAAGTCCAAGATACTTTTGGATAATGCCGGGATACTTTTCGAGCAAGGAAAAATAACTGGTCTGCTTATTGTAACACCAAAAGGTAATTTAAGAAACTGGGATACACATGAGATCAGCAAGCATTTGCCTGATCAAATAGAAAGAAATGTCCTGGTATGGCAGCCAAACCACACTCAACGATGGACCCAGGACTATGAGAAAATGGTTAGAGAAGACAGTGACGGTGTTTTAAACATTTTCTTAGTAAACGTAGAGGCTTTTGCAACTGTTAAAGCCTGTAAGTTTGTAGAAGAGTTTTTAGTAACGCATGATGTAATGATGGCTGTTGATGAATCCACTACGATAAAGAATCCGAAAGCTAAGAGAACAAGACATTTAATTAAACTAGCTCCTCTTGCTGATTATCGAAGAATCCTAACAGGATTTCCCATTACTAAAGCCCCTCTTGACCTGTACTCACAATGTTATTTTCTGTCGCCGAATCTTTTGGGCTTTAGCAGTTACTACGCATTTAGTGCAAGGTATGCGATCACCCAGGCACGCAGAATGGGAGCACATTCTTTCCAGCAAATTGTTGGCTTTCAAAAGCTGGAAGAACTACAAGAATCCATCAAAGACTTTTCAATTCGTAAAACAAAAGACGAGTGCTTAGACCTGCCAGAGAAGGTGTATGTAAAGCGCTATGTTGAGCTTAGTGATGAGCAAAAGAAAGCCTACGGCACCATGAAACAAAAAGCGTTGATGATCTTAGAAGACGAAGTATTTAGCACCATGAACGTGCTGACACAGATCATGCGTTTACAGCAAGTGGTCGCAGGCAGTCTGCGTAATGAGGAAGGCGAAACTATTGTCTTGAAAAACAATAGAGTACGCACAGTTATTGACCTATTAGAAGAAACAACAGGGAAAGTAGTTATTTTTGCTGTGTTTCAAACTGATATACAACAATTAGAAAAGGCTATCGCTGAAAAATTCGGTAAAGAAGCGGTGGCCTCTTATTATGGCAAGACTCCACAAGATAATAGACAAAAAATTATTGATAAGTTTCAAGATCCTGAGAGCGAGCTCAGATACTTTATCTCTAATCCACAGACAGGGGGTCGTGGTATTACTTTAACTGAAGCCAGCACCATGATTTTTTACTCTAATTCCTATGACCTAGAGCTAAGGGTGCAAGCAGAAGACCGGATCCACAGAATCGGACAAGACAAAAGCTGTACTTATATTGATCTCGTGTCTAAAAACACGGTTGACGAAAAAATTCTCCAAAACCTTTTAAGTAAGGTTAAAATTAGTAATGAGATACTTGGAGAAGTACGCAACTGGTTTAAATAGGATACAATGAAGCATGGCCTTTAAAAAATACTTAAAACATCCGACCACGCAAACAGCAGTGGACGACATTATTGCGGACATGTATCCGATACTGGAAAAACACTATGAAAAAGAGGAGGTTTCTCCCTGGGAAATGGCTACAGCTCTGGTGGTCTTGTTGTCTTCTATAACAAACAGTTCTGATTTAGACAAAGAGATGCTGGTGCAGTTGACCACGTTCATTATGGAAACGACGCCGGACCAAGGACTTTTCTCAACCAAGCATTAGGTGTATTATAAGGGTATGGCAACATCCCCTACTAAAGACACCAGTTTATCTTCGGCTTTTATACATGCTTTCGATCAGCCTCTGGAGAACATGGCAACCACTTTTCAGGCTCTCGGCATGGAGGGCTGGGAGGATTTTTTGCGTGATATGGTCGAAACACCAGAGAACTACGAAGCCGCAGCTGGGAAGTTTGTAAACGCCCAGTCTGAAGCTTGGTGGGACCACAACTGGGAGCATTTTCCAAGAGCTTTAATTGAACAAGGGGGACAGATTGCTGGAAGTATAGCGACTAGGGTTGTAGGCGGGGCGCTTGGAGGAGCCGCAACAATGAACCCTTATGGAGCTGTTGTTGGCGCTTTATTAGGCCCCGCTTTGTTTGAAGCCGTACAGCTTGCTGGACCCATTGCCTATAAAAGAGCCAGAAATAATGATAGGGAAGAACCCACTTGGGACGATTGGAAAGGCGCACTAGGCGCGTCTGCTTTTTCAGGGGCTCTAAACGCTGTTGGTATTAGAAATGTGGGAGTGCTTAATAACATCGGCAAAGCAGGGCAAGCCGGGAAAAGAGCGGCAAAAGCAGCAGCGTCGGAAGGAGGCACCGAATGGGCACAAGCTTACACGGAACAAGTTGGTGGTACATTAGGAACTAAGCCCTACAAAGACCTGGTGCGTACAGGTGTAAAAGGCGCTGATATGACACAAGAACAGAGGGACGGGTTAATATCACGCTATGATCCAGACCAAATTTATACTGACTTTTCCCGTCTAGGTCAATATTTACAGGGGCTAGAACACAAAGCAGCGCGTGGAGAAATGCTGTTGGGCGCTGGCGCAGGCGGAGTTACCCAAGCGGGCACAGACACAGCTAAAGCGGCGGTAAAGGCTGGGGCGGAGAAACTAGGTATCACGGCGGCAAGAAGCAAAAAAAGTGCAGAGAAAACCCTGACAGAGAAAAAAGAAACCAGGGAAAAAGGGTTCCCACAGATGCAAGAGCTTATAAGAAAAGGCGAGGCTGAAAAAAAGGTTTTGTTGCAGGAAAAAGTGCCAAACCTTGCCGAGGCTATGTCTCCTTTGGAAGTAGATACGTTTACACGAAAAATCCTTTCTACGGAGTATAACGACGAAAGGGTTCAGGAGTATTTGGGTGAAGATGGTTTGATGCAAAAGGTGGACGAAGAGCTGGGGACTATAAAAGAAGTAATCACGGGGCTCGGTTTAAATAAAAAAGACCAAAAGAGGCTTTTTAGAGATGTTATCGACGAACTAGAAAGAGCTCCTGCCGAATACACTATAGACATGGAAAGCATCGACCATGACTATAGCCCTCTCGAACTCGAAAGCCTAGATTTTTTTGATTTGCCCACAGTCGAAACTTTTGCAAAAAATAAAGCTGATGCCTACCAAGGAGATTTTACAGCTACTTTAGAGGCAGGTCGTTTTGAAGGGACGAATGTTCCCTATGGGGGAGACGCTCTTTGGCAAACTACACCCGAACTTTTTCCCCTCACAGCTGGTGGATCTACTTTGGGGTACAATGTCTTTCCTTTAGGCTCTGTTCACCAGGTCTATAGCGATCCGCAAATCGGCTTTATGAGAGACGCTCCAAAAGGTCCCCTTGATCCTACCTTTATGTCCTATAGCCCTTTAATTCAGCACCTAGAAGGACGGTGGGAGAAAGAGAGCCACAGAGTAGATTTCCCAAAAAAACTTGTAAACAACCAGCCTATTCCTGCTGCCGAGATGCTGCGTTGGCTGTATGTTAAGACTCCAGGAAGCACGGAAGGGAGACAACACGGTGATTTTCAGGCAACTAACCCAATGAAACACAAGGCCGCGATTGCAAGACAAGCGATTGAATCGGGAGTAGCGGAGTTTTTGCAGGATAGGATAAACTCTGGCACTAAGGATAAACCTGGCACTGCTACTAAACAAGAAGTCTTGGACGTTTATAACAACCACCGTAGCAACTTTAAGTCCGTCTTGCTTTCTAGCAACGCAGGGCTTGTTACGCCAGACGACGCTGTTCGCCAACAGTTAGTCCTTAAAGGAGCAAGGAACAATGTGGCCGAGGCTATGGCAATACCCAGGTCTTTTGGTCCACTAGAGGGAAGTAGGCAACACCCCGACTTTGTGATCGATACTGATGTACACCAATTGGACCCAGACACTTACTTAGGAAAAATATACAACAAAATAAAAAAAGAGGAGATCAAGAAATCGGAGATTCTTCCAGACGGCTATGAGGGCATTGGCGATCCACGAACAGATGAACGCCTTGCTGATGAGTGGGTTGATGTCGTGGAACCAAGGATAGAGAATAAAATGAAAGGGTATTTAGACCTGGCTCCAGCTATTAACATTCTTACACCACCCAAAGATGTGTCCGATAGAGCCTTAGAGCCTTATAAGCCTAGGCACGGTACTTCCCACATGCTTTCTCAGTTTACAGGGGAGGGAACCGATAACTTGCGTAGGTTGGGAGAAGACTTAGAAATGCCGCTGATCTACACTCCAGAGATTACCAATAGAACCAAAGAACAAATCGCTCTTGATGAAGCAAACTTGGACCAAGACACGGGCTTTTTAGAGAAGCTGAGAAACTGGGTAGAGCACAAAGCAGCGCGTAAAAAAACCGATCCCGCTGTTTATGATGATGGAGACCGCATGCACGCTTGGACAGACCCCAGTACGCTTGCTTGGTTTAGAGGCGGCATGTTTTCGCACATTGATGAAAAGTACCAAAACGCCAAAGGTGCAGTTTTAGCAGAAATACAATCAAGACTACACGGGCATACTCAGGACCCAGATTACAGCGAAACATACCAATCACATGTTAGAGACCGGGAAGGGATGACCGAAAAAGAAAAAGAACAGTACCGAGAGGGCTCGAAAATAGAGAACGCTTGGAAAGCGGTAATAGGCAACGAAACAAGGGACTATTCACGAACAGCAGTCACTCAGGCTCTGTTGGGTAAAACGATTTTAGAGCCTTTTCTACCTAAAGAGCCAATGGGAACAAGGAGTTATGAGTCTGCTTTTCCCGGCGTTCGTTTTCAAGAGGACATGGCTAGAACAAAAACCCCTGTTTTCCCTGAAGATATAGCTGAGCTGTTTCGGCGCCGAGAGATTATAAGCAAGGATGAAGCAAAAGCTTTTCAACAAGCAGCAGATAGGTTTGCTGAAAACGAGATCGGTCCGGTGGCTTTTGATATAGCGGTGGAGGCTTTCCAGCGAACACAGCCTTTAGCGTCCATGGGCCTTAACCTAACGGAAAATCAAACAAAGGAGTTTCTTCAAGATGTAAAACGGGGGGTAGATAGTTCATTTTGGCTGGGTTCGCCAAGATGGAGACAGAAGCTTGTTGATATGAGGCTTTTGGACCAAGCGTTCATGGAAGACCCTGAAGTTGTGGCTACGATGGAAGACGCGATTTCTCTGGCCAGAAACACTCTTATAAACGTTGCTGCCAATAAAAAGAACGATTTTGTTGCTGAAAACACCGAGATTTTTAGAAAAGCTTTAGTCGAAGTTCCTGGGCTAGCGGAAATTGCTTTGCCTTTTATGGAGAATAAGGCGCCTTCTTATAAGGAATACAACGACGCCAAGAAGACGTTCGATGGATCCCAAGTTAGACCAGCCGACATACGTCCAGACTATCCGCTAAAAGCGAACTGGCCCAAAGCTGTATTACAGGCTGCTATTGTCAAGACTCTGCAACACGATCCAGACATTACTCACATCTATATTCCTGATGGCGGGTATGGTGGAGCTCCTCCCACTTCTTACAAAACGGCTCTTAATGAGGCGTACAAGATTGCGGAAGCGTTTGACTTAGAAATTAAGGAGGTAGATAACGTAGCTGGCGGAGCCAGAGTTACTGCGCTAGAGATCGCACCGCTGCGAGAGACAGCTGTAATATATGGAGGCTGGGAAGGTTATCAGAAAGGGGGATTAGTTAAGAAAGCAACGAATCAAGTATTGAACTATGGGGACTACGGAAGACGATTTATCTAAGGAAAAAGCGGCTTCATATTGGTATAACCAGGGTTATCGTGGGGAGGCTTTACACCGAAAAATAGAAGAGACGATGGAACAAGGACGTCTTGTTGATGATAGCTATATTACTTGTGCTGGTGGAGTTTGTGACTAGCTGCTTAGAAACTTAGAGTGTTCTTTTGGGTCGTCTACAATAACCACCCATTCCATGCTGTCTTGTAGCATTACCGTGCTCAAACACGCGTCCATACCAAGCTCTTCAAAAATTTTATACGCTGTGAGCGCGCTAATTTGGTCTTCGTAGAAGTGCATAACCGGTTTGCTGGTACCGTTGGGGAGCTCTCCCCTGGCTAGCTCTAAATGAAAGTCCTCTGGTGAGTACAGGCAAGTGCTGTGTGATAAAAAATCAGCGTCTTCTTTGTTAAAATAGACTAGAGTTATTTCTCCCACTACATCTCCCTAGGACTAATTGCACCGTACTCCTGGTACCAAGCTTCTTCCTGTGCTGTTAATACTTTTCTGTATTCCGGGTGGTACGCGCCTTTGCGTTTGCCGAGCTTTTCCAAATATCTCAGAGCTACGAAGTAGTCCTCGTCTGAGGTAAACACCAAATTGCCTATGGCTTGGGATATGGTTTCAAATACTTTGTGGGCCGGGCTTAAAAACTCGACTTTGATGTTGTCGGGACTTATGTATGATTCACTGGCTACGGTTGTTTCTATGTGCTTTTGTAGTCGCTCAGCAATAAAGTCTAGGTTTCTGTCTTCTTCCCATTCTGCTTGTCCGGCGTGTCCGGCCTTAAATAATTCTACTATGTCTTGTGTGTCCATGTTCTTTCCTTTGCTTATTAAAGTGATCCTATCGCTTAGGTTTTTTGCCTTATGTTTATCGTCGATTGACCAAAAAACCAGAGCTAACGAACTAGGATCGAATCCGAATTTAAAGGAGTATCAACCGACCTTGAGAGAATTATACACCACCGTAATATAAAGTAAACACATATTTAGGAAAAAATTGTATATATTAAAGAGGCGGTGGCGATCAAATATATCACACCGGCAAGGTAAGCTATGGCGTATTCTCTTATATGTTTTATCCAGGGTGTAGGGTCTAAAGGAAAACCCCAATGTATCCCTTCGTCGAGTTGACGGTGGCCCAAGGACCAGGGACTTTTAGTGAGTTTCCAGAGTTTTTTGGCTGTTTCCATTAGTTTTGCTCCTGTTTCTAAGTAAAAATAGTCTATTTCTAAGGGTAAAGTGGCTGTTTCTCCACCGCACCTCAAAAATTTGTATAAGTTATGTGAAAGTTATGTGAAAACAGGGGTATGGTATAGCTGAAACCCTTTAAAATCAAGGGGTCTTGTTTTCCTATATAGAGAATATTCACATCCCCTGAACCTGAGATTCTGTGATTTTACAAAAGGCTAATACGCAAAATTTTTCAAAAACAGAGGTGCGGAGGTGCGTTTGGGACGAAACCCTTTGTTTATAGGGGTTTTCACATAACCTGACAGAGGTGCGTTACAGGTTATGTAGGTTATGTGAAAAAAGGCTTTACTAAAACTTACTGTAGAGGATATAATTCAATTATGCCAAAAGGAAAATCAGGAAACATATCAGGCCGCAATGAGAAACATTTGACGCCAAAACAAATACGTTTTGCGAAAGAGTTTGTTTATAACGACGGCTCAAAAACCCAAACCGAGTGTGCTATTTCTGCTGGGTACGGTAAATCGAGCGCTCATGTTCGAGCTTCAGAGCTGTTAAACCCACAAAAATACCCGCTTGTTGTTCGCTATGTAAGAGAGCTCCAGGGGGAGGTGGATAAAAAATATGAAGTCACTTTTGGCAGACACGTTAAAAAGCTTGCAGATATAAGAGACATGTCTATCGAAAAAGGAAATTTAACAGCAGCTGTTTCAGCCGAGGTTCAAAGAGGTAGAGCAGCTGGTCTTTATGTGGAAAGAAAAGAAATTCGTACCGGCAGCCTGGATTCGTTAAGTGAAATCGAGATTAAACAGAGAATACAAAAGTTGTTAGGAGACTATAAACCTTTGCTAGAGGCAGAAGAGGCGCAGTTTACCGAATAGTTTTTTTGTGTAGCTCGTCGACGTATTCTTTAAACTCAGGCGTCATTCCAACAGCTTCTTTTGGTTTAGTCGCGTTGTCATATTCTTCCCAAGTAAGTGTTAGGCCCATAGTGTCTTCTAGTTTGTTAGCTATTCTTGGATGACTGTCTATCGGACAATCAATACACAAACGATAGCTTTTCTTTGCCCCTTTTAGACCGATTCTAAGAAAAGGCAGCAAGTCGTGTAGTTGGTTTTGGTTGATGGCATCAATTAAATTATTAGCCTGGTCCACTTCTAAATATGTTCGTAGTCTAAGCATTGTTTTTCCTCTCGTTTTGTAGAAATATAAGAGACCGCTTCTTTGCCTGTCTTAAATTACCTGTTCCAAGCTCTATGGTCTTCCCGCTTTTACTAACAAGTTTATATTCTCTAGTCTTATTGTCTTGAATAAGTTTGTGTGTTTCTTTAACCATTGTTTCGCTCCCGCTCTTTTTCTTCAATTAATTTATCCAGATACCATCTGCATTTATATAAATCTTCTAAGCCATTCTTGTGCTTATCCTTGTATCTAGCAATATATTTTACAATATTACCCTCAAGAAAGTCTAAAGCATAAGCTATAATGAAGTCGGTAACTTCTATGGTTTTTCGATAGTAAGGAGGGTTAATTTTGTCGGGTTTTTTATCTGGCATGGCGTGTTTTTTCCCAAAAGTGTCGTAAATCTCAGCCACGTTTTTTCTTATAAACCTCTTTTAACCAACCTGGATAGGTTCTGTAGTATTCAAACATGTTCAAAAAAGGAGTACGACCATCCAGTTGTCTTTCTAGTGTGTTTTCTGTGTACATGTCTTTTATAAACCAATGGAAATCGGGATCAGACTCTAATTCTTTTTCCATTTCTTCCCACTCCTTTTTCCTCCAGACTTTAGTCATTCTTTTTCTCCAATATTAAAGCTCCCAAGTTGTATTTATTAACTAAAAGACCTCTGTTAGCAAACTGCCCAGGACTAAACTCTGTTTTTTCTTGGTGTTCTTTTGATAAGACAACAGGTACTTTCGACCAGTTTCTACTGCTGGCTTTGTATTTCTTTATGTGGAGCCCTGCTTCAGTTATTTTTATTATACAGGCCAGCTGTTTACTCGTCTTTCCCCAGGGTACGTTTAAAAGATCGCCAACTTTTAGTTTGTGTTTCTCTCCCTTGTGTACAATGAAGAAATTATTTTCGTGTCGTTCAAACATATCTACTTTTTACCGTTTTTTAATATACTTTGTCTTTTTAACCAAAGCAACAATTCTGTATAAGCAGAGACCTGTCCAATGTATTCGCCGTGCTGTAACGATTCTGTTTTTGCACAGCGCATTTTATTTAAGGAAGAAGCCAATTCTTTGGTAAGCTTTTCTCTTATTTCTTCAGCCAGCATTTTGATCTTTCCTAAAAATAGCCTGTGCTCTACTGATGAGTAGGTCGTTTACATTGGGGTCGGGACTTGGGTTGAGGTTTTCCCAGTTTTTAGGTTCCCCTGTTTCTTCGTCCATTTCAAAAGAGACGTTGCCCCTGCCCCAACCAAGATAAACCAGATGTTTTCCGTCCGTTCTCCATTTAACTTTTGCACCGTTACTCATTGGGCCACCTCTTCCAACTCAACGGTTTCTGGTTTAACAAGCTCATTAATTTTAAACTCTCCAACAACTCTTGTAGGCATAATAATCACAATACCGTGTTCCGATTGCCAGATGTTAGAGCCTTCGCTACTGCCAGCAACAAGCGTCACAATAGGGAATTTTTTGTTCTCCCCTTTAAGTATGAAGTCTTTAAGCTTAGCTAAGTATCGTGTGTTAAAACCAGTTGGTGTGTTTAGATTAAGATTAGAGTCGATTACACGCTGCCAATCTGGGTAGTGTCCGTTTTGGACATATACTCTATCAGTCACAGTTTCTTCATCAACGGTTCTGACTATGTGTACCTGATTTTCAGAGTCATCTAGGTTTAACAAGTCAACTCTTTCTGAATCCGTTTTTTTCATTTGTGTGAAAACAGGAAGCAGTTTTTTTGAGTTGGGTTGATAGACGTCCAAAATAACCTCTTCAAACCCTTCTTCAGGCAACGCTTCTTTATCTTCATAAACACAAAGATAATGTCCGTTGGTGGCAACAACGTAGACACCACCAGCAGGTCTTTTTTCAATGTAGACACTATTTAAATAGAATCGTACATCTCCTTTTGCGGCGAAAGCACAGGCACGGCCCAGCATTTCTCCATTTAAATTATCAATATTATATTTCATATTAAACTCCCTTATATTTTGTTAATATTGTCCCATAATTATATACTATCTATCGTATATATTCAACTACTCTGGTATACTTTCCTTACTGTGGCGAAAAAAGAATCTTTGTTTTGGAAAAAAGTTAGAGCGAATCTAAAGTCGTTCGAGCTCATTCGTATAGAATCATGGACAAACCAGGGCATTCCTGATGTTTTAGGCGTGTCTCCAGGGGGTGTTTACTTCACAGCTGAGCTCAAAGTAACCGAAAGTAATAAAGTTTCCTTCTCCCCTCATCAAATTGCGTACCACAAGCTCAGAGAAAACGCCCCGGCTTTTATCTTAGTCCAGGGTCTCTCGAAGAAGTACCCTAGAAAATATGGCTTGTATCTCTTTTCGGCTGATCAAATAGAGTCGTTGGTCGTCCAGGGACTAAAAACACCTGCTCTTTTGTCCTTTGACCAGGGTTCTTGGTCC